TCAATACTACTAATGCGTCAACAGTAGGGAGTATAATTAAAGGGACAACATCACAGACAGCAGATTTATTACAATTTCAAAATAGTGCAGGTTCAGTAATGCAAAAAATCAAGGCAGACGGAACAACAACCATAATAGGAACATCTGCTACAGAAACGCCGATATTGGGGTCTGAATTGTTGACTACTGCTCAATGGACTTCAGCAAATTGGACTGGAAATTTCACAACTGGATTTTCTCATATATCTTCAGCAACAATCGATTCATTAGTAAGTAATATATCCGCCGTAAAATCTTTATATTATACATTAAATATAACAATTTCAAATAGAACAGCGGGATCAGTAACTATGAATTTTGGTGGATTATCATATCCAACCATAATATCTTCTAATATATATGCAGATATATCAACATCCACATCACCATTTATTATAATACCAACTAACGATTTTTCTGGAACTGTTATTGTATCCGTAAAACAAATAATAGCCCCATCCAATCCAATTTTATCGGTTATAGATAGTTTAGGAAATACCATAAATGAAATAAGAACTGGTGCATCAACACGATATAGTACATTTATAGGAGTCGCTGCTGGCGGATATCATACAAAAGTATTATTTCCTGTAGGCGCATCAAACAATGCATTTGGTTATACTGCATTACAACATCTTACTATGGGTACACAAAATGATGCTTTTGGTTCTGGAGCAGGAACGAGTATTACTTCAGGAAATAATAATGTTTGTTTTGGGTATTTTGCTGGAAATGGTATTACCACAGGTGGAGATAATGTATGTTTAGGCGCATATTCTGCACCAATAAATAATGGGAGCTATAATATATCTATAGGAGCATATTCATCACAAAGCAACACTACTGGAGGATATAATACATCAATTGGTAATTGTGCAAGTAATAAAAATACTGTTGGTAATTTTAATGTATCTATGGGAAATGGAAGTTTATTTTCAAACCTTAGTGGAGGTTTCAATATAGCATTAGGGAACACATCATTATATACCAGTCTTGGTAATAATAATATAGGACTTGGCGCACAAGCAGGGTATTTTTGGACTGGTTCTAATATGTTATTTGTTGATTCGGTTGCTAATTACAATAGAAAAACTGTAGCAGATAATCTATCAGCATCAATTATTACTGGTGTTATGGCGGTAAGCCCCGTTAATCAAATTCTCACATTCAATGCGTTAGTTGGTATTAATGCACAATCACCTTCTGCACAATTCCAAATAAATCCCATAACAACGTCAACAGTCGGACAGATTATCAGTTCTATATCAGGACAAACAGCGGATTTATTACAATTTAGAAACAATGCGGGAACAATATTAGCAAACATTAATAATAGTGGTGCGTTATCCGCAGCAAGTATAACTAAAACTGGTGGAACTGCTTCACAATTCCTTAAAGCGGATGGTAGTGTCGATAGTAATACATATTTGACATCAAGTGGTGGATTAACATTAGCATATACAGCACAAACTGCAAATTATGGAATACAATCTACTGATTATCTAATAAATTGCACAACAAATTCATTTAGTGTTACGTTGCCATCAGCTACGAGTATTGCAGGTAAAGTGTATATAATCAAAAATTCTGGAACTGGAAACATTACAATATTAACGACATCATCACAAACTATAGATGGACAATCTAGTGGGTATTGGATTATATCTAACAAAAATTCGATGGAACTAATGTCTGATGGTGCAAATTGGATAATAACGTAACATAAATATAACTATGAGCTACTTTAATACGATATCAACTGTCTATAGGATCAAACGGAGAGAGTATAATTGATTTAACATCATTAGACATATACATAAACTTTTCAGAGGATATATAATTTATGGCAATACAAAAAATAACAGACTTAGGAAACGGGTATACCGCAGAATATTATCGTATTATAAGATTTAACACTTTAATTAATAGTAATACTGAAATTGTTCTTGCTCTATATAAAGACAAAGCAACAAGAGATATAAATGATAATGGATATGTAACAGTAAAATATTTTACTATGAACATACCTAAAGAAGTCTTAATTTCTGGTAATATGTTTACATATGCATATCAACAAATAATGTTACCAAATCCATTAACAAATGAAGATGGCAGTATAACAGAACAAAATTTCTTTGCGGATGCTATAATAGTTTAATTATGGTTATTAACTATGATCCCAATATTTATGGAACATTCTTAGAAGGGTTCGTAATTTCTGCTGTGCCTCAACCTACAAATGTAACTCCGACATTTGCAACAATTGGAGTGTCAAAAGATTTAATTATATCAGGAAAAAGTTTCTTTAGAATTGGTTCCGTATACCTTTCTGGTTCTCCATATACGCCATCAAGCACAATATATAATCCATTTTCTGCGTATCATACATTATCTGCCAATTATCCACCATTTAATGCATTACAAATATCCACAAGTTCGATAAATGTTAATTCTGATAGCCAAATAACAATAACCATTCCACCACCTTCTGCAACAGGATATTTTGATATTATAATTCAAAATTTGGCAGGATACGGAAAATTATCAGAGTTTAGTGAATATTATCAAAATGGAATTTTAGCATATATTGATAATAGCATTTGAAACATTACATTTTTTAGTTAAATAATTGTTAATACTAAACAGTAAATAATATAATGATACAGAAACCTTACGCACCCGCCGCAATACCATCAGGAGGACAATACCCACAAACACAGGGATTTCCACAGACTTCTCTATTAGGCGCATTTGTTTCTAAATTACCTTACGCATATCAGATTATTGATACAATGGTAAGAAAAAATCCAAAATATGAGATTTTTAGAGATGTAACACCAAGAAGAGATGATTTAATTGGCGATGAATCTATTTTTATATCACAACCAAACGATCCAAATCTCGCTGGTAATCCTTCTGGTAATATAATAATAAATAAAGATTATCAAGCTTTTGTTTACGCTAATGTCGATAAAGATAAAACAAATCGTTTGATGGATTATCGAAGAATGTCCTCTTATGCTGAAATGTCGGATTGTTTAGATGAAATTTGCGACGAATGTATTGTAAAAGACGAAAATGATAATATCGCAACTTTCCAATTAAGAGGCGAATACTCACAAGAAGCAAAAGAAAAAGTAGAGAAGGAATTTAAAAGATTCGTAAACATTTTCGATTTAGAAGATTCAGGATGGGAATATTTTAGACAGTTTTTAATTGACGGTGAAGTATTCTTTGAAAATATTATAGACGAAGAACGTCCTGAATTGGGTATTGTTGGTGTTGTGAATATTCCTTGTGAGTTGATAAATCCTGTATATGCAAACACACAAAATGAAATAATAAAAGGATATTTACTAAACAAACCAATAATCCAACCAGTAAATAGCATAAACAAACAAAACAAAGAAGAATTGTTGTTTCTACAAAAGAGTCAAGTTACCTATGTGCATTCCGGTATTTGGAACGAATTTAAAACCATTCGTTTGCCATATATAGACAATGCAAAACGAGCTTATAGACAATTATCATTAATAGAAGATAGTATTGTTATATATCGATTAGTAAGAGCACCTGAACGTTTAGTATTCAAAGTTTTTACAGGAAATATGCCAGCACCCAAGGCAGAAGCATATTTAAAACGCCTCATGCAGCAGTATTGGTCTAGAAAAAATTACGATACTACAAATGGAGGAACGGGACCGGGTGGAGGACGAGTAACTAATGTATACGATCCACAGAGTATGTTGGATTCTTATTGGTTCCCAAAAGATGCACAAGGTAATGGAACTGATGTAACTACGTTACCTGGTGGATGTTTAGCAATGGATACAAAAATTCCATTATTAGATGGCAGAACATTAACATTAACCGAACTAACAAAAGAATACAATGAAGGAAAACAGAATTGGGTATATAGCACAAATCCAGATAATGGAGAAATAGTTCCTGGATTAATTTCATGGGCTGGTATAACACAAAAATCTGCAAAAGTTATGGAATTGACTTTTGATAATGGAAAAACATTAATTGTTACCCCTGATCATAAATTCCCAATTTTAGGAAAAGGGAAAGTTGAAGCTAAAGATTTGATAATTGGTGAAAGTATGATTCCGTTCTATACTAAAGAAGAACCCACGAATAACAATCGATGCTTAATATCTGTAAAATACTTAGATAATCATATTGAAGTTGGAACCCTAACTATTGATAAAGAAGAAGAATACCATAACTATCACACTTTTGCGACAGATTGTGGGGTATTCACTTATAATAGTAATTTGGGTCAGCTTGATGATCTAAATTATTTCCTTAAAAAACTATATAAAGCAATGAAGGTTCCTGCTAATCGTTTTATTACTGATGCAGGTGGCGCAGCAAAATTCACGGATGGTACAGAAATAACTAGAGAGGAATTACGTTTTGCGCGGTATATTATTCGTATACAGAGACAATTTGCTACTAGTATTCGTGATTCTTTCATAGTTCACTTAAAATTAAAGAAACTTTGGAAAGAATTAAAGCTTCGTGAACGTGCAATTAATGTAGAAATGAACGTTCCAACTTCTTTCATGGCAATGAGAGAACAAGAACTCTTAAAACTTAAATTTGAAAACTTTGGAACCGCAACACAGAACCAATCAATGGCACCTTCTTATGCACAAAAGTATTATTTGGGATTAACGGATGAACAGATGCAGGAAAATAGAGAATGGTTAAGAAAAGATGCTGCATTAGAATGGGAATTGACACAAATTAAGGCAAGTGGTTCAAATTTCAGAGAACAAATTGCGGCAGCAGCAGGACAAGCAACACCAGCAGGAGGTTCTGAAGGTGGAATGGGTGGAGGAGGAGGCGCATCAGGAGGAGAAATACCACCAGAAGCAGGAGCATCAGAAACACCACCTGAATTTGGATCAGGAGATGTAGCACCAGAAGTAGGAACAGCACCAGAGGCTACAGAAACGCCGGAAACCCCACCCGCAACTCCTACAGCATAATTGGTTAAATAATATATATGGCAGTTTTACCGTCAGGTTCAGGATTTCGTGGAGGAACATCACTAAATACAAGCATTTCGTGTTATGATGATCTAGCTTTACGTATTAAACATCAATTAGGATATCCACTAATCAACATTGAAATATCGAATGAACAATTATTTGATAATATTTCAAATGCTATCGAATATTTTACTAAATGGGCTGGATATACTGAAGAATTCTTAGTGTTTGATACCAAGAAATATGTTAGTGGGGTGGGTATTGATATTGCAACACTAATAAATCAAACACCAGAAATGTATAGTAGTATGGTTTCAGGACTTTCTACAGGCTTTGATTATGATTTGAATGTTTATCGAAAGGTTGTTGATTGTTTTTCATTTGATATGGGGGAATCTACTGGTATTAACACACTTTTCTCAATGGAACAAGCAATGGCACAACAAATTTATTCTTCCTATATGATTGGCAACTTCGGATTTGATCTTACAAGTTGGCAAGTATTAAAAGGATGGATTGATACTAGAAAAAGAGTATTAGCACAAACCCCACACTTTAGATTCGATAATAGAACACAAATATTGCGAATTATTCCTGAACCAATACCAACAGAATCATATTTAGGACTTGTTGGATGCTACTTAGAACGTCCTATTAGAGATTTAGTAAGAGAACTGTGGGTGCAAAAATATTCTTTGGCTTTAAGTCGTATTTCTGTTGGTGCCGTACGTGAGAAATTTTCCGGGACCACCTTATTCGGTGGAGGAACTATTAGCACTTCTATATTAGCACAAGGATTTCTCGAAAAAGATGCACTCGAAAAAGAATTAATGAACTCTTATCAGGACAATTTACCCCCCTTATTTTTTCTCGGATGATTTTAAAATTAAATTTTATCTTTCAATATATAAACTTCTGTGTAATCACCAATTGCTTCTTCTAATGCATTAAGTTTATGCATAGCATCTTTTCTTGAAGTTACATTCACATAAACATCAAAAACAAAAGTCTTTCCATGTGATGCTTTCTTTTTTGTTACATCCGTTCCCCTATCTTCAATAGTAAATTCACCATCACCTATTTTACCATCCAAAGCTGGAATAATTATTTTAGTTCCAAAGGGAAATTTTGGATGTGCGGCGATTGTTATTCCTTCTTTTGCCCTTCCTTTAATAGATGATGCGATTCTATCCCCTCCAGCTTCTCTTTTATGATAAAACGTAATTCGAGCAACCATTTTTTGTTGAATTGCTGATAAAGGAGGAACGGAATTCTGATGCATATGTTTTTTAAACTCTTTATAGTTAAATGCCTTGTTATTACCACTTTTCATAGAAGCACAAGAGCATAAAAAGAGTGATAACATCGATATTAATATGTAATTTATTGTTTTCATACCTAGGTTTTATTTATCCAAACCTCCAATTTTAACAAAAATTTAAAAAAATACAAGAAAATTCTCACTTTACATATAAATACATACAAATAAGTATAAATAATAACATGGGATTAAAATTCATAGTAGAAGACGTTCACGAAGATATTGACTTCTTAGTAGAAGAACAAAATAAAACTGGTGAGAGAAAAACTTTCATAACTGGTCCTTTCATGATGGCTGGTAGTCCAAATGGTAATGGACGTATTTACAACATTGATGAAATGGTTAGTGAAGTGGATCGATATACAAAAGAAATGATTTCATCTCGCAGAGCAATTGGAGAAATGAATCATCCACAAAGCACAGAAGTAAATCCAGTTAATGCATGTCACGTTGTTGTCGAGTTAAAGCGTAATGGAAACTATTTTATGGGAAAATCACAAGTATTATCCTCTCCTATGGGTAAATTACTTGAAAGTTTCATTCATGATAAAATCAAACTTGGTATTTCAACTAGAGGATTAGGGCATATTGCAGAATCAAGTGGTGGAAAAAATGTATCCAATTTCCGTTTAATTTGTTTAGACGTAGTTCATCAACCATCAGTTCAAAATGCGATGTTAGAATCAGTAATGGAAAGTAGAGAATGGGCAATACGTCCTGATGGTTCTATTATCGAATGTTCAATGGATGCATATAAAAATTTAGATAAAAATTTAAAATCTATTCCAAATAAAATGCGCGACGAATATTTAAAAGAACAACTTTTAAAATTCATCAATGCAATTAAAGCAGCATAAATAATATTATGAATAACCAAGAAAAACAAGCAATACAACAATTCATAGCACATATGTCTGTAAAAGATTATGCAAAAGCAGAGAAATCTTTACAAAATGCTGTGGAAGAAAAGCTAAAAGAAATAATTCGTAAAGAAACTGCCTCTCCAAACGAAGAAAAATAACACAAAAAGGTTAAATAAATTTATACACCATGAAGAATTTCAAAGAACTCTTAAAAGAACAGTTTACAGACTTAAGCGAAGATTCCTTAATTGCTATCAACGAAGCCTTTGATTCCGCAGTTGAAGAAAAGGCAAAGCTTCAAGTCGAATCTGCTATCATCACAAATGAAGAAGCACAAACTAAAGCAATCAATGAATTAAAAGAATCTATTGATGCTGACCATACTGAAAAATTAGAAAAATTAGTAGAAGCTATCGATCAAGACCACGCTTTCAAATTCGAATCTGCAATTTCCAAACTTGACGAAAAACATGCTGGTATGTTGAAGGAAGCAATGGCAGCAATCGACGAAGATCATGCTGCAAAATTCCAACAAGCATTAGATCGCATTGACGAAGAACATACTACAAAAATGTCAGAAGTAGTTACTGCTATTGACGCTGACCATGCAAAGAAATTTAAATTAGCATTCAATAAATTAGACGAATCACACACCAACAAATTACAATTAGTGATCGATAAATATGAATCACTATTAAAAGAAGAAGCTGTTGCATATAAAGAAAGCATCATTGAAGACATTGATGGTTATATGAACGTTTATTTAGAAAAATTGATCCCTAAAGATCAAATCTCGGAAGCCGTTGCAAACATCAAGGCTAAAAAAACTTTGAACCAAATTAGAGACTTAGTTTCCATCAGTGAAGAATATATCGACACTGAAGTTAAAGAAGCACTCCAAGATGGTAAAAAAATAATTAATTCTTTGAAAAAGGAATTGAACGAAGCACTTAAAAGCAATGTTGAAGTCAACAAGAAGTTGAACCAAACAGAAGCTGCTTATTTGCTTGAACAAAAAACAAAAAATTTAGCAGACGCTACAAAGGCGCATGTTAATAAGCTACTTAGAAATAAGTCACCCGAATTTATTCAGGAAAACTTTCAGTATGTAGTTGAGATGTTCGAAAAAGAAAGCATCGAAAAAGAAGAAGACGCAAAAGAAAAGATTATGTCAAAACGAATCAATGATTCGATAGACCGTCCTGAATTTGTGTTCGAAGCTGAAACGATAGCTACTTATCCAACTGAGAAGGAAACCTCTCCTGTTGGGGGATATCTGAACGAGATGAAGAAAAAAGATGGGGGTAGATTAAGTTTTACTCGCTAATCGCTTTATACTCAATTTAAAGGTCGAAAAAAGGAAAAAAATACACAAAACTATGGAAAATCTTCTACACATCGATAAAGTGAGAGCAGAACAACTTGTTGAAAAGTGGAGTCCAGTATTGGATTACACTTCAGACAAAGTTTCCGCTATTACCGACGATCATACAAGACTCAACACCGCTATCTTGCTTGAAAACCAAGAGAAATGGTGCTTCGAAGCGGGTAATACTAGTGGTGCAGGTGGTGTTTTCGGTTCTGGTGGCAGCAATGCAACTCAGTTCTCTAATGACACTTATGCTACTGGCGATGCTCGTTTACCTAAAGTTCTGATTCCAATGATTCGTCGTACTTTCCCCGAACTCATCACAAATGAGATCGTGGGTGTGCAGCCAATGACAGGTCCAGTCGGACTTGCCTTTGCTTTGCGCTACAAGTACGAAGCATCTCCTCTTGGTTATTCTGGTGGGTCTACCGATGGTAGCTTATCAAATAGCGTTGTAGGTGGAGCACAGAACATTAGTCAGGGAGCAGAATTAGGTTACAATTACTTGAACACCGCTTTCACTGGTACATCCAGTCAGGCGTTGACAGGTGATTCTACTTATTTCGTTAACCCTGTCGAAGACACTGGTGTTGCACAGTTATTGAGCCAATTTGAATTAACTTCAAACATCCCTCAAATGACTGTATCTTTCGAGAAAACTGCTGTTGAAGCAGGAACTCGTAGGTTAGCTGCTCGTTGGTCTGTCGAACTCGAACAAGACTTGAAGAACATGAATGGTATTGATATCGACAGCGAGTTGACAAACGCGATGTCCTATGAAATCCAAGCGGAAATCGACAGAGAAATGATCATGAGAATGATTCAGGTCTGTTTGAACGCTGGAGCTAACATTGGATATAGCATTTGGAATGCTGCAAGTGCTGACGGTCGTTGGTCTGGAGAACGTGCTCGTGACTTCTACAACAGAATTGTTGTTGAAGCTAACAGAGTCGCAATCCGCAACCGCCGTGGTGCTGCAAATTTCATAATTGCAACTCCTCGTATCTGCGCTATTCTTGAAACACTACAGAATTTTTCTTGGCAGTCCGTAAATGGTAATGTTAACACAACACCAGTCGGTATTGCTAAGGTAGGTTCTATTGGTGGTAGATTCCAAATTTATCGTGATACAAGAACAGAAGCTCAAATCAATCAGGGAACAGCACCTTATGGTGCTCCTGGTAAGAATGCTAGTTACCACCCACAAGGTCGTGCTGCAATCGATTACGCTCTATTAGGTTATAAAGGACCTGAGTATTATGATACTGGAATCGTTTATTGTCCGTATATTCCTGTGATGGTTCAGCGCACAGTTGGACCGAATGACTTCTCTCCAAGAGTTGGTTTAATGACACGTTATGGTGTTGTTGATCATATCTTTGGTGCAAATCTATATTATCATTTGGTAATATGCCAAGGTTTGGGAACTGCATTCACACCGGGACAAACGGCAGTATACCTCTAAGGTCTGCTCGAAAACGCGAACTAAGTTCACACAAAAATATTGCTATGGTAAAGGACACTGTAAAAGGTGTCCTTTACTTTTTGTACACATAACGAACTTATAATTACCACAATCCCAAATTCTAGTATATCCATTCGCTATCATATTTTTATTTTCTGATAATTCGGGATTGTATATTTCTAATTTCTTTTCTTGTATAGACTTTCTGAATCCGAATCTGTATAATCTTTCCAAATATGTTTTAGTATAGTAATAATTAGGTGTTGTTACGTGTGCTAAAGTGAATCCTAATTGTTTATATAGGTTTCCTTGTGACCATCTTCTATCAGCATATGAAGTTATTGATATTGGATTATAATGAGTTTTAAAATGTGATAACAATTTTCCCGCACCACCCACAATAGAAAAATTATTAACGGAACAATATCTTATTAGTTCATATACATCTTTAGTATTATTAGAACCCAAGACTATCCGTAAATTAGAAAAAGTCATAATAGCAACCATACGATCCTTATAAAATAGTCCTAAGTTTATTGGAGTATTTACATTTCCTTGGATATGATATTTATTCAAAAATTTGCTTTTAGTTTTATTATCTATTTCTTTTACTATACATTTTCTTGCATATATTCTTCTATTAACTTTTCCTAATATATGTTTAATTCTACTGAATACTATTTGTTCTTTTGATATTAATTCATCTTCGAATATTTGTAATAGTTGAATTCCTTGAGATTCCGCATTTTTAGTCTTTTTAATATGGTAATTTTTATCAGGTATACATTTCTCACTATGCCAATACAATCCATTAATTTCTATACCAATTGATTTGTCTGGTATATAAAAATCTATCTCCTGTCCTGTTGTTAATATTTTTCGTGTTCTATATTCATAAGAAACGCCTAAACTTTCTAAGAAACGTTTCATTTTTATTTCGCTTTTAGTTCCTTTGGGTGAGCAATACGGACAATATAGTGGGTAATTATTGTTTAACCATCTTTGAAAATGTTTACTACAGTGCTTACATTCCCAATTGTAAAGAATGTCATATGATCCCGCTCCTTTATATTCTTCTCTAGTAAAAAGTGGAATTAGATCAGGATATTTCTCGTTCAAAGAATTATAATGTTTATCCAATGATGTTTTAGACAATGCTGCACCATTACTATTCCGTTTTATGTCTCCTGATTTTATTCTGTTTTTATATTCTTCGGTTTTTGTATAATTATCAACACCATATTTTTGTATGTTGGTATTTCTGATCTTATCTTTTCCATATTCACTAGATAAAACATTACCAGTTCCATATTTTATTATGTTTGTTTTTCTTTTAACATCTTGTATTGTATCCATGTCTTTAAATCTGCATGAATTTGAACAATATATAGGATATCCATTATTAGCATTAAAAACAACTGGCGAATTGCATATTCTACATAGTGGTATTGATGTAATGTCATTTATAAAGCAGTATACTCTTCGTGAAAATGGTGTAGTATTAGAATCCAAGAACAAAGTAGCCTGTAATATTTCTTTATATGATAATTCTCCAAAATTATCAATAAACAATTTCGGTTTCATGAATCTCGTAGAACCTTTATATTTCGTTTCTAAGAAATTCTGTATATTATGTTTTAAATCTTGGAATATCATTGGTTATAAGTTTTTATGAATTTATAATGTCCACAGTCCCATATTCTAGTATATCCATTTAGAATCATATTTTCATTTTCAGTCAAGTCATGATTATATGTAACTAGTTTATCTTTTAATAAATGTTTTTGGAATCCGAATCTATGTTTTCTGGTATCATTAATGACATACCAGTAATTGGGAACGGTTATACCTTTCAATTCAAAATTAAGAGATTTATAAAGATTCCCAATTGACCATCTTCTATCCGCGTAAGAAATAAGTTTGGATGGTGTATATGTCTTTTCAAAATACGAAAGCAATTTTCCTGCTCCTCCGATAACAGTAAAATTAAAAATTGTACAATATCTAGCAAGTTCACATTCTCCAATTTTTTGGTTTTTATATCCTAATGCTTGTCGAGTTGCGGAGAATGTCATTACAGAAACTAAATGGCTCTTATAATACAATCCCAATGAAACTTTACTTTTGTCGTTTCCTTGTATGTGATATTTCCTCAAGAATTTACTTTTAGTTTCCGTATCTATTTCTTTGACTTCGCATTTTCTCGCATATATTTTTCTTGATGTTTGTTTAAAGATATGTTTTAGTCTTGATTTACATATTTTATTTTTTTCTTTCCATTCATCTTCAAAAATATGAATTAATTGTATACCTAAATCTTCGCAAAGTTTTGTTTTTTGTGAATGATACCATTTAGTTTTTCCCATTTTATCTGAATGATAATATAATCCATCCAATTCTATTGCTACTGACAATTCAGGAATGTATACATCTAATTCCATAGGTGATATTACATCTCTTGTTTGTTCGATTATTTTAAAACCAAAAGTCTTACAATAGTCTATCAATTCTTTTTCTATAATTGATTGTCCACCACTTTCTATTTTTGGGTGGCATGTAAAGCACCTTGGTATTTTTCCATCATCAAGATTACTTTTTGTTATATTTCCGCATGATATACATTCAAAATCATATATAGCATTAACACCTTTATAATCATCCTTCGTGAATAACAACTTAAAATTCTCCAATCTTGTATTGTTTGTTAATTTATTGAAAAAATTCTGTAAAAATTTTTCTGTTCTTTCTTTTACTAGATGTTTTTGATTTTCTTTATGCCATTTTTGTATTTTTTCTTGAACTTCTGGAATTTTAGAAGGATTATCCACTCCATATTTCTCGATCCATATGGGTTCCATAAAGGTTCTATCAAATGGCGAAGTAACTCCTATAGATTTTAAAGTGGTTTCTTTCTTTTTATCTTTAACTTCTTGTATTTTAGAAACATTATCCACTCCATACTTTTTTTGTATAGCGTCCTTTTTTATTTGTTTTACTACATCTGATCTATTCGAATGCCCCTGTAGAAATTTAGTTTTCCAAGGTGTTTTTATGGGATTTTCGCAACCACAAAGGCATAATATAGGGGAGATTTGATGATTTTGGACATACCACCAGCGAGTTTTAAAATTTGTATTGTCTGGTAAGAATTTAGTATCCTCCAATACCTTTTTATATATCCCATACCATTTAGATTTGGGATTTCTTGAATTAACTACTTGGATAAATGTTGGATACTCTGGTTCCATGTTTGTAATTATCACACAGAATCATAATATGTCAATCCCTATCTTAATTTTTGCAAAGTTGAATTGAAGAAATGGGTAACTTCTTCTTTGCAATTATATTTTTTAACAAACGATTGAAAAATATTATCGTATAAAGTTGCTGTTTTAAACTTCACAAAATTATCTTTTATATACAATCTATTAGAAGAATCAAGAAACGCATCTTCTAATTTTTTTAACAAATCTTCTTTAGATTTTGCTAATTCGAATTGCAAATCTATTGGAATTTCGAATTGCAAATCATACCAAGGAGTTTCGCAAAGATATTGTTTTAATTTTTCATTGAAGTTTTTACTCATATCTTAACATATTTAAGCAAAAATGAATAAATAATTATACATTATGATAAATCAAACTTATACGAACCAATCAGTTTTAAATACTTCTGCTACAATCGCATCAATTAGTGCAAACGTAGGAACAGGATTTTATTTCACATCCGCAACTTCTCCTAATATTGTTGCTGTTGAATATAACACCAATGTTCCATATTTAAGTGCTAATGCTATTACTCCTGCATTAACCGCTTATAATGCTGCGTATACCACATGGACAACAACTTCTGGTGCTTCTGCGTTGTCTGCTGCTGCTTTGACTGCTTATAATGCTGCACAAGTCACACTTACCTCTACTATAAACAATTCATTTTCTGCATATACATATACTAACACCGCAGGATTAACTTTATCTTCTGGTGCAGGAACAATTCTCGTAGACAGATCATATGTTGGAGATATTATAAACTTCAGAAAAACTAACAGACATGGGTTCTTAGCATATTTAGGTGCTACAGGAACATTAACATTGACTGCTAATGGGTTACAGGCTTGGGGACCTGAAAATACTCGTCTTCGTCTATTAGGATATTTCTAATATATACTAACAAATATGAAGAAAGCCTCTTGATTAATTTCATGAGGCTTTCTTTTTTTAGTTTTTACTGCTAAATAATGTATATGTCTACATGTAATTATACAACCCTAATAAATGATACTGATTGTATTGGTGATTCGAGAATTGTAATTAATACCAATTTCACTAATTTAGATAATGCGCTCTGTAATGTTTATAATCCATTTGTGGGTATGGTAGTTGCATTTCCTTCAACTATAGCACCCACAGGATTTTTAAAATTAAATGGAGCAACTATTAATAGAACCACATATAGTAATTTATGGAATTTTGCACTATCTAGTGGAAATCTTGCTACAACAGAAACAGAAAAATCTTTATCCGCTTGGGGGAAATTTGGGCCGGGGGATGGGGCAAATACATATACACTTCCTGATTTGAGAGGGGAATTTATTCGTGGTTATGATGATGGTCGCGGCATAGATTTAAGTAGACTAATTGGAACATGGCAAGTCGATATGTTTAAAAGCCATATTCATAGATTGTTCTCATATTCATTAAACAATTCTCCTGATGGTGCAGTTCCTGTAGAACCTTTATTAACAGAAAATTACATATACAATACTTGGGGAGGGTTGCAAATAGAAGCTACTGGAGGAGTGGAAACTAGACCTAGAAACATTTCATTATTATATTGTATAAAATATTAATGAAAATTTATAATTACCATAAAGCCTCTGGAGAATATATCAATCAAGATATTGCTGATGAATCCCCATTAGAACAAGGAGTATATCATATTCCTGCTTTTGCAACCACTATAACTCCTCCTGAATATAATTTAAAAACACAAAAAATATTTTTTATTAATGGGGAATGGAAAATTGAAAATATGTGCAGTTCATCTATAACATGGGAACAAATTCGTATAAAACGCAACAATATATTAAAAGAAACTGATTGGACACAACTTATTGATTCACCAGTAGATAAACAACAATGGTCTGCATATAGAAAGGAATTGCGAGATATAACAAAAAAATTCACTAATCCTTCTAATGTCATTTGGCCCGAGATTCCAAATTCAACAATAAGTATTTAAAATGGGATATGGTAATTATAGTTTAAACAATGCAGCAAGCGATCCTAATACTCTAGGTGATCTTATAGACATTCGTTGTGGGAAAGATGCGCCAGCAATGCGTAACATCATTTTTGGGTCTTCTACATTTACTTTATCAGGACAATCAACTCAAGCCAAATCTTTGATGTCTAGTGGTAGTATCGATAGTTCAAATGCGATAACACCAGAAAACCATTTATTATTAACACAAAAGTATGCAGCATTAACACAAATAGCAACACAAAATCATGTGATACAACCACAAACGGAAGATAGTGTTAATGATACAAAAATAACAAGAACCCCTGTTGTTGCGCCCACTACAATAGAAACAAATCTACACGATGTAACAAAACCAGTTTCCCCCTTTATAGGATCAACTTTAGGAACATTAACCGGAGCATCAAGAGGAGCAACAGGATCAGGAATACCTAGTATTGTTCATACATTTTTAGAAAGAACAGATACAAAATCAGCAATCGGATTAGGTGCAGCATATCAATCAGTGAAGATTGATGAAATGTCTAAATTACCATCTTCGGTTATGGGCAGTATCGGTGCAATTACAAATACAGCCGGAACGCTATTAAATGATGTGTATGCTGGAACACAAGCTGCAATACAAATAACAAATAGACTAAAAACCAATCTAATAGTATTAGTAGAAAAAACTGCATTTGCTGCACTAGATACATTTATTCCATCGAGTGTTATGATATCTTTCGGGAATTTTAATATATCATTATCAGTATCATTAGATGGATTATTAGAAAAAAACCTCAATAAACTCACTAGTTCAGAAAAATTTAATAACGCATTTGATTCCGCAACAAAACAAATCACTGATGTATTAAAAACACCACAAAAACTAATACAACAATTTATAGTTCCACATTTAAACGCTGGACAATCCAGACTACATAACCCAACTGCGGCATTCGATAAATTATTACCACCAGATATTCATGCGTCCATTAATATCGCCGCAAATTCTTCTAATGTTGGATTAGGTGGAGATGGTGGAGGTTCTTTGTTTACGAAATTAGAAACATCATTAAAAGGAACGGTAGTAGATGGAATAATGAAAAATTATTCATTACATATAAATTTAATGCCACATATGTTTAAAAGTGGTAAACCAATTCAACCATCTACATTTAGTATTGGATATAGACAATCTAGTTATCCTACTAGCACAACATTTAATGGAGAAGTATATCGACAACCGGATTATATACCAACACCAATATTATATTAACATATGAAAGAATATTACGGAAATTATTTAGGTATAGTAGTATCAACTCAAGACCCTGAAAGTAGAGGAAGAGTTAAAGTATACATACCACACATCATGCCAGTGTTAAACCAAAATCTTTTAAAATTATTTGGTGATCAAGCAGAAGATATTATTTCATTTAATGCTGTTGGTGGAAACCTATCAAATGGGATGCCAGAAAATGCTAGATTGTATTTAGAAAAAATATTACCATTTGCAGAACCCGCTTCACCAATTATAGGTGGTTCTTCTCCTGGTGTATTAGACTCTATTGGAAATTTCTTACAAAATGCCATTGGTGGGGGGAGTTATGATAAAAATGCCATTGGTGCTGGAAATACTGGTGTAGTCGCGCAACCAAGCCAAAATAATACATCACCAAATAATCCAAGTAACGGTAAATTGGATAAAGCAAATCCATCGCAATTAGTTCCTATTGGTGGTGGACATTATTTAAATCCTTATGTTGCAGAAAAATGGAAGGCATTAAAAGCTGAAGCGGATGCAGCAGGAGTAAAAATTTCTGTTACTGACTCATATAGAACTTATGCAGAACAAGTTGATGTCGCACAAAGAAAAGGTATATATGGAAAGGGTGGATTGGCAGCAACTCCAGGAAGGTCTAATCATGGACTTGGTAAAGCATTAGATTTGGAATTTAGTGGAATGACTGGATATCAATGGATGTTAACAAATGCTCCTAAATACGAATTCTCGCAAATACATCCCAATATACCTTATGGCAATTCAGAATTTTGGCATTGGCAAATCCCTTCTGCACCCATGACTTCTTCAGCAGTAAATACACCTGAAGCACCACCAGTAAATAATAATGTCGCTGCATCGCCACCCCCACCAGAAGCAAATTTGGATAGTTCCGCAGCTACAGACAATTCAAAAATGTCTGATGGTTCCGCAACCCCTGTAACAACTACTCCATCATCCACACCACCCGCTCCAGTGACCTCTACTAGCCCTTTTGGTAGAATCACCTTATATGGGTATGAAAAGAAAGGACAAGCTGATTACGACACAAATTCTGCAAACGGAATAGGTATACAAAATATAAAATTAGTTCCCAATACAAGTTTCGCAGTTTCACCAGATATAGAATCATTATTTAGAGCAAACGGAATTGCACCAAAAGATACCGTTCAATTATCTTTGGGAAATGGAAATATAATATCAGGAACTTGGGATGATCGAACAGCAAAGAATTTATCTGGAAGATTTGATATTTATAGTCCATCAAAAGACTATCCACACATAGATCAACCAGTAATGGGATTTGGGAAAGGGGATGGTGCTATGGTAACATCCTCTGCACAAGTAATGACAACTACTGATGTTGCTCCTGCTCCTTATGACACAACAAACGTACCAAAAGGGGTATTTTGTATTCCTGCAATTGGTGCTTTATTATGGTGTTTCTTTAGAGAAGGAAACCCACTATTTCCAGTTTATTTTGCCGCATCATATAGAAGTTCAGAATGGAGTGGTGCATACAAATCAGCTAGTCCTGGAATTGGGTTTGATCCTTCTTTAATGGGGAATGATACCATAAACAAAACTAGTTTATTACCAAACAAAGGTGGTGGTATAATTTCAACTGAAGGAAAGGATTTACATGAAGTGTCATTAGTTTCATTTGCTGGAAGTCATTTAAAATTTAGCGAAAACCATACTATGTTATATGCTGCTGATGATTTTCATGCACAAACTGATGGTAATATATTCAATATTGGATTATTAAACAGAGAAACACACACTAAAGGAATTGATAATACTGTAATAAATGGAGATTGTTATATAAAAGTTGGAAATGTGACGGATTCTAGTGTCCATGATGCAATAAATACAATTGAAACATTAATAGGAGAAATAAACAACGAAATGTTGAAACCATAACATGAGCAATAAAAGAACCATACCATGTCCAAGTTGTAGCGGGAAAATTTTAGAAAACAAAAAAGAAAAATCTTTTTTAGAAATGATGAAAGGTGCAATAAAATCTCCTGTATTGCTTCTTAAACTCGTTATTACCCCACCTAGACAATCCAATATAATAGATAAAAAGACTATTTATAAAGGTGCTTGCCCTGATTGTGGAGGAACGGGAACTTTTATCGATCCTACGGACACTAACCAGCAAGAACAAAAAGCAGTAGAAGTTGCACAAAAAAATGCGTCTGCTGTAATGGACGCTGAAGCAAAATTAAATACAGGAGGATTTACCAATTCAAGACATATATCAGTTTTAGGAAATCAGGTTGTAGAAATTGGTGTAGGATTCAATAAATTAAAATCATATGCTGTAGTTGAAGGCGCAAAACCAGTAAAAGCTAAAATTAATATTGGATCAGGAGGAACGACAGGAGGAACAGCAAAAACAAACCAAATAAATGCGACGAATCCTTTAGCAACTCCGGGTGGACAATACTATATAAAATGTAGTAATAAGTTTACTCTTGTTGCTGGTGCTCAAGGAATAGAATTGAATACATCCGGCAATTTAAACATTGCTGGAGGTATAACAAAAATTACTGGTGCTGAAATGAACATCGGATCAAGTATAGGAACAACAACTATAGAAGGAAACCATTTAAAATTAACTGGAAAAACTATAGAATTAACTCCTGCAAATGGAAGTTCTACTGGTCAAGTGCAAGTAAATGCAACATTAGGTGTTGATGGTAATATGATAGTATCTGGTGGAGCACATATTGATGGAGAATTACATTTCATTTCTGCTACTACTACAAGACTCGACCCAAAACCTACTAGCTTTGGTGCATTGCCATTTGAAACTACTGGAAAAGCACAATGGGGAGGAACACCAAAAGAAGCATCTAAATCTGCTATAAAAGATTTACAAACAGTGGTAAAAGAATTTATCAAAGACCCTAGTATGTTTATGTCAACTCCAAGAGGAGCAAATATGTTAGCAGAAAGGATGTCGCATATTGCATACACACTATCATCTCCAGTTCCAGTGGGATATGTCGGATCAGGAATTTATGGCAATTCTACTGTGTATGTTTATCCACATCATCACACAATGCCAGAAACCGCACACGTTCATTCAATGGATTTACCAAATATTAAATTGTTTGATACTGATAAACAGGTAAGAGAACAAGCATCTGATTGCCAAAAACCTCATCCAGTTCCTACCGTTAATGGTGGATTATCAATATTAACGAACTACGGTAAAAGCATGATAGGTTAAGAACTAAAAACCCTTACATATTCGTGCATCAGTTTTTTTGTTAATTCTTTCCTGCTATTATCATCATCAATAACAGATTCAGGAATACTTGCAATCATCTGTATTAAATTTATATAACCTTTATATTTTTTATCATCATATTTCCCAATATTATTAGTAAATTGTGATTTATAAATATCTTCCACTTTTAATTTAGGAGAGCTATATACAGCATTTAACACACTTTGTTGTAATTTGTTCTGTATGTCAACTATATCATCTTTTTTAGTTTCTATATCAAAATCTTCTGGTATTTCCACTGAGCTTAACATAGGAAATTCATGATTCTCACCAAAGACATCAAGTAACAATTTATCCCAAGGATGTATATTATCTTTAGAAAGAGTATCAATACTATCATTAATATCTTTCAATTCATTATTATCCATACAAGTAATTAACTAACTTTATATATTATGTTTCATTTTTTCTTCTCTTAATTGCTTGAACTTTTTATTTACAAACTTACAAATTTCTGATCTTACAATATCATCTTCATCTAACTCCACACAATGAATCCCAACATCTTTAGAATCTTGTGCATTAAACAAATCATAAACTTCTTGAAATCCAGATTTTCCGTATGGTAGATCACTTTGGTCTGGATCGCCACATAATATAACTTTGGAATATTGTCCGATTCTGCTCAATAATGTAAATATTTCTCTTACCGACATATTCTGTAATTCATCAGCACATATAAACTTTACAGAAAAATGTAATCCCCGAGCAAAGTTAATAGGGCATATAGTAAGTCTATTATCCTTTTCTAATTTAGAAATTTCAGACTGTGACAATAACTCTTCTAATTTATCTCTAAATGGAGCCATATAGTAAGAAACCTTATCTGACATACTTCCAGGTAAGTATCCCAATTTAGAATCCGAACTTTCAACTGCTGATCTAACCAAAACTAAATCAGACACCTTTCTTAAATTCAACAATTGCAATCCCAAATACATCGCCAACATAGTTTTACTAGTTCCTGCAACTCCTTTCATAAACAAGATTTTGGTATCTTTATCTAAGAATATATTTATTATATATTTTTGTTTTTCTGTCCAAGGTAATTCTTTAATATTTAAATCATAACTAATTTTAGGACTTTGATGAACATACGGAGAGTTATCCGTTTTTGTTTTATTTTCTAATGTTTTAGTTTCCGTCGCTTTACTCTTTCGAGCAGATTTCTTGGTAGACATATATAATATAAGTTTATTCTTACATTACTATTTATTAAAACTTTCATAAATTAATACACCAAACAAGAATATTTTATTACAATATTACTAAATAAATAAAATGAGCCTAAAACATCACGAAATAGAAGCAATAGTCGAAGAAATTGTAGACTATATAACAGACGAAATTCAAACCCATTTCAGTAAAGAAGCGGATATAAATTATGCACTTGATTTTCTACTAAGCAAAGTAGAAAAATTAGATGTTGATGATTTTTAGGTTATCCTTGCAAGCCTTGAGTGAAACTTCCTGTCGCTTCTCCTGCTTGTACTGGTTGTCCTGCTATAGGTGGTGCAGTTTGAGGTTCTTGTGCTAATCCTGCATTATTCGCATTTGGCAACATTGATGGATTCTCTTCGCTTGTGGGTGTTGGTCCCTTTGCTTCTGACTTAATATCTTGCATCTTTTCAATAACATCATTAATTTGAGATTCTAATTGATCATCAGCAATATCTATAACATCACCAGCTTTATTCAAATTTCTAATTGTTATCTTATAATCATTATCCACACGACTTCTAGTAACGGTTATTTGATAAGAAAGTTTTAATGTATCATTTGTCCATAAAAACGCATTGATATCTTTAGATATTGTTGATGGGATTTCTATTTTTTTTATTTCTTCTCCAAAATGTTCTTGTAGTTCCTCAAAAAGTTTGTCTGCAACGTCTGAAGTAGTGTTCGCATTAAAATCATCAGGGTTTGGTATAGCACTATCATTAGCTTCATATATAGCATTAACAGATTCCAAACATTTCTTCAAATACGCATCAAATTTATTCATATATCTCATTATATTTAACTTATGGTGATAAATATTACAACAATAAGATGATAACTACAGATTTTAATATTTTA